TTCAATGTCCAGGATCATGTCAGCCAAATCAGTAGCAATTACCTTAGATACATATAGCTCTCTGTACACTATTAGCTGTTCAGATCCTGGAGCAACTGCGAACCAGACTACACCAGTATAAGATCCATACCCATAATCACAAGCTCTGAAACGTACCCAGTTGCTTGGAATATCGAATGGTTCAACAACGTGTATGCGTCTGCTAAACTCTGGGAAAGCTGCTCCTTCGTTAATATCCCAGTCACCTTCAAGCAACTGTCTTCGCTGATGTTCAGGCAGAGATAGAAGGTTGGCTTCATACATTCCATCCTCAGATAGGTAAGGGTTGTCAAAGAGAGTAGCAGGAATAAACTTACGTTTAAATAGAGGCTCACCCTCTCGACTGTGACCCTTAGGCCAACAGATGGTTTCACCATTTTCGTCTGTAGCCCAGAATGGTTTGTCTGGAATACTAGGATCAATGAAGTGTTTCTTTACCCATTGATGACCTGGACCACCTGGGTTGGATGTTGCTCTCATAAAGAGAGGTAACCCTGAAGCTTTTGTAGCACGTAGACGTGACCTCATGTAGTTCCAGGCGTATGGGGTAGGCCACTGTGTGAGTTCGTCAAAACCGATCCAGTTAAAGGCTTGACCTTGGTATCTCATAACATCGTCATCTCTGTCAAGATAAGACATCCAAAGTGTAGCACCATTAGGGGCAACCCAAGTCTTATCTCTTTCCATAAACTTGATGCCTGGTACGGCCTGAGGATAGAGTTGTTTACTTACAGAGATAAGCTCTCTAAGCTCTTCTGTAGACCTACGAACAAGTAGCATTCGTGCATGTGGATTTGAAAAGTACCTAACTGGGTCTGCAACCAACGAATAACTTTTTCCACCTCCTGCTGCCCCACCATAAAGCACCTCTTGTTCTGTAGCTGCCAAGAACCTAGTCTGTGGTCCTGGGTTTGGCTCGAAGATCACCTTTTGTTTGACCGCAGAAGGGGCAGCACTCTCCATCTCTGAGTTCGATGTATTCATCGTCTGTTTCGAGATTTCTGGTGCGCTTGCCACCAAGTCTTTCTTCTTCGATCTTCTTGCTTTTCCTTGCCGCTTCTTTATACTTTTTGGCATACTGGCGGTAGTTGGAGGACGATCTACGCCTTTTTTCTTCCATTCTGACACGTTTATACAACCCTACATGTGAGATGTTTCTACCAGACTGATCAGACAGCCACTTGGCTACTTGTCTAACACTGTACTCTCGTAGAAACAACTTTGCTTTTTCTAAAAGTTCTAGTTCTTCAGGGATAGGAATCAGAAGCATTTCGTCTTCTTCATCCTGTTTGTACCCAAATGGTACGTGTCTTCCTACTCTTATGACAGGATACCATTCTCCATTCTCTCCTTGAAGTGGTATCTGCCAGTCTACTTTAGTTGGATGATCTGCAGTGGATGCTCTCTTACTCATCTTCTTTCGCTGGTAGAATAAATAAAGGCTCAGAGGCTTTTACTTCTACTTTATCTGTTTTTGTAAATCCTGCACGATCTAGAATATCTTTAGCTGCTAACATCTTTTCTTTTACACCCAGATCAGTAGGATCTGCCATAACAGAGAACATAGTGTAAGCAGCTTTAGTAGACGATTGTGCTATGAACTTCTTTGTAAGCTCTGCAATCTCGTCTGTCAAGGCATTAACGATACCTGAGGTAGAAACACCTTCAGCATATCCTGCAAGTTTCTTAGCAGTCACAGGGTCTCCTTTGGCCTCATCAAAGAGGACATCAAGAAACTTTTGCTGCTTTTCTGTTAGATTTCTTGCCATTTGATTTCCTGTCAGTATTCTCTGCTAATCTTTTGTAGGTTGTTATAATAAGTATCTTATCGTTTTTATTGTATACGTGGTACTTATTTCCAACCTTTTTTATCATGTTACCAGATAAAGTATAAATCCCAAAGTACCAAAGCCTATTAATAAAAGAACACCTGTTACAGTCCAAGTGATTATGGCTTCCTGTAGTTCAGCCTTACGGTACTCTTGCTCTTTCTTTTGCTTTCGTATCTTTCCTTCGATAGCTATTAGCTCATCCCAGGCAGATGGCCCCATCGTGAAACTTATATAGTCCTTGAGTTCTTTTCTCATGGACTCTGCCTTACGCTTCGCTGCAAAAACTTCCATAGCTTCTGCTTCTATAGAACCTCCAATGGACTTCCACCAAGGGGGATTCTTAACTTGCTTCTCAGCTTGGCCTAGATCTGCCATATGTCCTGCCCACTTAGTTAGTTGGCCTGACATATCTTGCAGATCCTTACCAATAGCAAAGCCTTTCTTTAGAGCGTTAAAGGCGACTGTGGCCCCACCAATAATTGTAACTGGGTCCATTCGCCTCCTCCCAAAGACTAACTAGACTTTACCTTCTCTCACGATTCTTTTGATGTCAGCACGACCAATCCCTAGATCGTTAAGTTCTCTGTCTGACATTCTCCAGAGGTGCATCTCAGCAATACGAGCATTTGCTTGGGCTTGTCTTGCTTCAATCATTTTATTAAAGAAATTTTTAAACATGTTCTACTCCTTGTGTTTAACCCTTTATGGGCAGGAGTAGTTATATGTTATTAGTTATACTATACTATTACAAAAAATGCAACCCCGTTACCCGACAGGCACAAAGGTCTCAGTTACAGTAATGATAGAATCAATATGACCAGCACCACCTGGAACAACTTGAATCTTATCTCCAGGCTGTAATACTAGGTCAATGTCAGCAAACTCGTGATAGCCTCCCCCTGCCAAACTTTTATCGTTAAGGAAGTGAGATGTGTAGCTGTCAGCATCAACATACCACTGTATTGTGATATCGTTAGTTGATCCACCGCCATTGGCTACAAGAATATACGTAACCTCTGCAGTGCAGTTAGCAGGACAAACATACACATCCTCTGTTGTGGTCCCAGTATTGTGACCATACACAGATTTCCTACGAGAAGGTTTACCAGGGTTCAGGACTGTCATTTCTTCTTCGTGACCTTCTTGATTGTTTTGACTACCCAAGCCTCGTTGACTTCAGTATCAGGGTCATCAGCAATGAAGTGCCCATTCTCATCACGAGCACGTTCCATTACCAACTCTTCTTCTACTTTAGCTTTTTTCTTGGGTGCCTTTTTCTTCGCAGGAGCTTCTTGCTCTTTAATAAATTCTAGGACTTTAGCTTCTTTAGTATGCCAAGTGCCACGAATCTTTTGAGCAAGAACATCTCCACGAGGACCAAGGACTTTATCTCCTTCAAGTCTCATCATAAGAATTTCTTTAACCTCTTCTGTTCTGCTACTCTTGGATCACTTGGTTTAACTCTGGTAAGACCATTCGAGTTACCCATAACAACCCAGACCATACCATCACCTGCATCCTTACCAATCTTATCAGACTTAAGTGCTTTACGTCTTGAATCTGACCAACCCTTTAAAGGATCTGTTTTAGGCTTAGTGGTCTTCTTGGTAGTTTTTGTATCAGGACGCAACTTAGGTCTAGGTGAAGAACCTGGTGACATCTTCTTAGTCTTTGTTGGTTTTCCTCTTTTGCTTGGACCTGGGTTCACAGTACTAGTTTTTACACTTGGCTTACCACGTTTACTTGGACCTGGGTTCACAGTGTCAGTCTTTTTACTAGGTGCTCTACGTGTCTCTGGCCCCTTCTTAGTTGTGTCTCTGATTGAATCCTTATCAATCTCTGGTGCTGCAGGACGTGCTGAATCTCTAAGAAGAGCAGGTCTAGAAGTCTTAGGCTTAGGAGGTAAGTTAGGACGTTCTCTCACTAGGCTCTTATCCATTGTCTTAGGCTTCTTACGTCCACGACCACCTGTGTATCTTGAACCACCTGTACCGCCTGTAGGTTTAGCAGGAGCCTTAGTGCTTGGCTTAGGCTTTGCAGGAGAAGTTGTCTGCGTATTAGGTTTTGCAGGGGAAGTGTTCTTAGGTGCACTTGGTTTAGCAGGTTGAGTAGCTCTTCTAGGCGCAGGACTAGGGCTAGGCTTCTGGAACTTACCAGATGTTGCACCTTGTGGTTGGTTAAGCTTAGGGCTTGAACCAGGAGCACTAGGGCTTGGGCCTTGTTTAATTGTTTTATTCTTTGGCTTAGTCTTAGTGACTTTACCACCAAGTCTTTTAGCCATTTGTTCAGCTATTTTTTTAGCACCATAGCGGTAAGCAATTCTGCTTCCACCAACTACAACAAAATATAATAATGGACCAGCCATCTTACTTACCTCTTCCTTGAGTTGGCTTCATGGAAGCACCGCAGTTAGCCTCGACTGCACCGCCATGTTTATAGCCCATACGTTTCTTAGCCATACCGCCCCCCATGTATCCATGTTTGGCACCTTTCATCATTGTGCCATCTGGCATACGATGCATTGCTTGTCCACCTTTTTTGTAGCCCATCTTCTTGGCTACTGCTGGTGCTGCTTTCTTTAGGGCTTTCATCCCTGCATTCATAGGTTTCTTATTCATTACTGCGCCACCTTCTGCTGCTCTATATGGTTTTACTTTTTTGGCTACACCTTTGGGTTGTGCTACAAACTGTTTACCCTTGGTATTGCCTTTTGCTTTTGCTGCATTGGTTGCAGCTTTCTCAGATGCACTGAGTGCACCCCAAGCTTTGTCAGGTAAGTATCTCTTCTTACCTTCTGACTTAGATCCATCAGAAGTTCTCCACTTCTGTTTGGTCCATTTCTTAAGAGACTTCTGTGGAGCTTTCATGACGTGTAGCCTCCACCTTTAGCCTTGTATTGTTTTGCCACCATTTGAGCTTTACGAGCAGACCATTGACCAGGCTTACCACCTTTAGATCCTGCTTTAACTTGAGAAACAAGTTTCTTTCTCATACCAGGTTTGGTGTAGTTACCTGCAGCATTCACATTGGATTTCTTCTTAACTGGCATTAGGCACTACTTCCTTCAACTTTGTGGCAGTGTGGTGTAGCATATGCACCTCCTGCTCTTATATTTGTAGCTATTTGTTCTGCTTCTTCAAGACAGGCTTGTTCTGTATAGAACGGTTCTGGTTTTGCTATAATCTTACAGGATAAGGCCATAGGATCAAAGCAGACTAGGAGTATTCCTATCCACATTATGAACCTTTCTTCCACTTCGTAGAAGAGGATTTGGTTTTGGAGGGTGACCACTTTACTTTATCAGCCCAGTATGCTGCAGACATCTTACCCTTTGATATGTTCTTGGCGTGGCGAGACTTGAATGCCTCTCGTTGTCCTGCAGTCTGATTGGTTTTCACACCCTTCTGACCAAACTTGATATACTTATACTTACCACCTTCAGAGGCCATAACGTGATGAGACTTACCACTACCATCACTAAGACGTTGTGGTTTGTTGACCCCTTTAAGGCCAGCAGACTTCATCTTTGTTTTTACTCGTTCAGGTACTGCCATATTAATATTAGGGGGAACATGGGACGTTCACTATCTTACCCCTACTCCTTTGTTACTTAAATCTGTCGTACTTAGGATTATCTTTACGCCCAAATAATCTTAACACAAAATTAATGAAACCCCTAGCTATTTCTGTTGGTGTGGGCAACAACCAACCTAGAATGAGGAGTAGGATTACCCAAGGTGGGATATTTGTGTTGATGATGTCTAGGTTTTCCACAGTGCCTGTCTCAACCTCTTTTATTATTTCTGTTTGAACTACATCCCTGCCAGCAGTCACTTCTTCTTTTTGTTCTACAGAAAGTACTGACTGTCTGTTTTCTTTACCTATCTGAGCATTACTATTGACTGTAGGTCCACCAGATCCACCAAAGGGTAGAATAGATGTTAGACCACAGCTAGATAATAATAGGGTCAGGACCAACCATCTCATTTGTTTCTCAGTGTCTGCTCTATGCTATCTAGTTTCATAAAGATAGCTTTGATGGTATCTTTCATCTCTTTCATTTCTCTGTCGTGATGCAAAGCCCTTGACTCATGTTGAGCTTTGATGACTGCAATATCTCTTTCGTTCTTTGTAGCCTTGTTAAATAAGACCCAGACTACAACAACGATAGGGGCTACAAGCCACTGCATAAATAAGTCTAACATCTCATACATGTCTTACATCTTCTCGAAATGTGGGGCATCAATGAAGGGTCTACGACCCTGTGACCTACGTAAGTCTACGTAAGCATTCATAGCATCCTCTGCTGTTCCTGGGTAAGTTCTGATATCACCTTCAGACCAGGCTGCACCCCACTTCAGAGGGCAACCTACTTCTCTTGCTGCTTCTGCCATAGCATCGCAGATGTCATCATAGACATTCAGTTCCCAACTTACGTTAGAACCAAAATAGGCTACGAGGTCTACAGCATGGCTATAACCATCATCTTGGATCAAGTGCTTACTGTTCATAGTCTGGGATCTACCAGTCTTGTACAACTCTTCCTGCTCTGCATAGGTTCTTACCCCATACGTCACACCGAAGTCTACCTTCGTAAGCTCAATAGCCCTGTGGACTACAGCCACGAGGTCAGGAGATACACCTTCTAGTTTTCCTCTTGATCTAGCTGATAGTTTAAAAGCCATCTTATCTCATATCCTTTGACATTGCTACTTTGTTGCCCATTGGCTTACCAGCCATGTAAGCTGTTGCACCCATGTAGGCTGCTACTACACCAGTCTGAGCAATATAAAATAAACCTAAGAGGTCAGCTAAAGCTGCTACTCTTGAATCTGACATCATGGGAGTAAACAGAAAGATAGTGAAGATGATCATCATAGCCATAGCTACCCAGGCCATAAACTTCTGGGACTCTGCTTTCTCTTCACGTAGCTCTATTTCAAGCATACGTTCTTTCATAGCTACTTCTGCTTCAGTGATCTTACCATCACCATCTATGTCAAAGTCTACCACCATTATTCCCAGTCTCTTTTCCTGTCAGGATCTAGTACGTCCTGTTTCCTGAGCATACCTTCAAGGTACATTGCTCTTTCCATTCTATCTAATGAGACCCAGTGACCTGTAGATTCGTAGTAAGCCCTACGTACATAGAAGACATCTGACCTAGGGATGTGTACCCTACGTAATTTCTTCTCGTTTTTATCAGCTAAGGCTTGGTAGAACTCTTCAAGTACTGAGTCTGACTCAAAGTACTTTATTCTTTTATTCATATTTCTATCTAATGTTCTGTAGTTGTACTTAAAGTACCCTAGAAGTCAACAGAGCTTCTTCAATTTTCTGACGAAAATAGGACTACAAAGAATGATAGTAGGGTACTTATAGTTATATACTTAAAGTTATTTCTTATATAGGTATATAAATATAAGAATAAAAGACAAAAGAGTAAAACTTTAAGTATTACTATAAGTATTATATACCAATAGTTATACCCGCCACAAGTATTAGGCAAGAAAAATATACTTATTGAGACAATCTGACACAGTAGATCCCCCAGGATGTAACAAATAGTGTAACATATTGTAACATTACGTTACTTATTAGAGTAAAACTGGTTAACATACCTTACCAATTCCCCCTAATTGAAAATACCCCCCGCTGTCATTGGGCATATATATATAACGTACACCCCCGCCATGGCCCATGCGCCCCCCATTAACGGTTAAGGCTCTGTTTGCATTCAGAAATTACAATATGTTTATTCAACTTTAAAGAATATAGTTTAATATTAAACCATTTAGTTTAAAGCTAAACTATTATGGGGAAAAAGTAGTTTAACGTTAAACTATTTCTCTATGAATTTAGTTTAGCATTGAACTATTGGGGTGTGATCACAAAAATACTTAAGCAACTATAACTTGTGATCACATTTCTTGTGGTCAATTCTATTTGTGATCACAAAGTATCACATTCAGATATTGCAATATGTATTGGTGGCTGTGAAATATTGTTTAATGGTTAAACTATACACGTTTTGGTTGTGCAATTTTAATGGTCTGAAACAAATTGTTACCAATAAAGTTTTGTTTAAATTCAATAGGTTATAAAATAATTTATTTTTATCTCTTGAAAGAAAAAATACGTATATAAATGGACTAGGGAAGGCCAAAAAATTGAAAACATGAAAAAACAAGGAAACGAAAAAATGAACTACATCAAAAATATCTTAGCTATCTATGAACAAGCTGATCAATTCGAGATGGCGCATGGTTTGAACTGGTACGCTGATGCTAAGGCTGCAGCATTTGAAATTGCTGATAAATATGAAATGCCTCTATCTATTGTAGTTGGTGTGATTGCAGCATTGTCCCCAACAAATAAATGGGAACGCAACATTGTTGACGCTGAAAACCTAATCGAGTGTTTCATTAATGGTGGATATATGGAAGATATCAATGTCTGTACCTATAAAACCATGAAAGAAAAGGCGTGGAATATTATGGTAGAAAACAATCCATTAGTGGATCACATTGCCAAGCTTTTAAATGGCCCAAAGATAACTGATTTTTTCTGGTGTATCCTAGGGCATGACGTTTGCGTAATAGATGGACATGCATGGTGCATTGCAAATGCTGATCGCAGAACATTGCAGGAGGTGCCTAACATAGGCAAGAAATTGCGCCAAGAATTGCAAGCTGCATATTCTGCAGCGGGGGCAAGCCAAGGTGTGACAGCGTATGAAATGCAAGCGATCACATGGGTAGCGTGGAAGCGTATCTATAACGTGTAATTGGTAAGGAAAAGGAAACAAGACAATGTATTTTTTCAAACATGAAACTGGACGTTTTTACAACAGCGAGCAAATCTTGACGATATTGGTGCGAGACAATGAAACATATGACGATAATTTTCTGAAACACGATATCACGTTTCGAGATGCATCACGCAACATTGTTGGATACATAAATTTTGAAACGTCAGAGGATCGTGATGACTGGTTCAATTACATATGTCCAACAGTAGAGAAGCAGGGGCAATGGATACAGCGTCAATATGATCAAGGTGAATATATGACTGGTGGGCATATCGAACTGGATCAGATCAGATATTATTACGCAAGATACGCATAAAAGGGGAAGACAATGCACAGCATGGAACAAATACAAATAGCAAAGAACGTAGCATTTTTACAAACTGAAATGGTGGAATTTATCAAGGTAGAAATTAGACCAGAGGAACCAGATAGCATTTATGTTTATGGCCTATGGTATGATCTAGACGATCACTACAAGCCAGATATGAGTGCACCAATGCTACAACGTTATGCAAGGGTAACAAATGGCAAAATTGATCTAGTTGATGGGGTATAAAATGCGCAGATCATTCTACATATACGAGGGTTTTGACAGGGGCCAAGCTTTGGCAATCACCAACAACATTAAACAGGCAAAGACATGGGCGATTGAACTGTCGAAAACATTGGGCACGATCACAGTACGTGATGCCCTAGGTGGCCTACGCTTAGAAGTAAATCCAGACGCACCAGAACAACATCAAATAAAGGAAACAAAATAATGTCACATACTGACCTAAAAGATTGGGAAGCAAATAACGTTGATCTGTGGATCAATAACGATGAGGAATTGTATTGCGATGCCTATGGCAAGGTCACAATGATTGGGCCAAGGGAAGCAGCCAAGGAAATGTGGCGCATGTTAAAAGGAAAGAAAACGCCTGATGGTGCACGATATACCTACAATCGCATTTATGAAACACTATCAAAAATGGAGGTGTGACAATGGCTATACCTTATTTTCTACTAGGCGTGTTGGTCTGCTGTTACGTGATCGCATGGTTAATTGAGACAAGATAAAATGGAAAAGGAAATACATATGACATATCAAGAAGCACAAGAACAAGTGGAAGCAATGCGAGGGCGTGTTGCCTACAAAGAACGCCAGATCCAGAGCCTGATCAATCAGCATGGGCAAGGTGTCAGAGCATCGTGGGTATCAACAGACCTAGCAATCTACAGCCAACAGATGCAGGAATACGCAAAACAATTATCTTATGCTGAGTATGTTGTTGCCCACTACGAGGCAGCGCAGGATGCACTAGCAGAACAGGAGGGTGAATAAAATGCAGTACAGAATAAACGTAGCGAAACGTGAACAGATTAGAATGAGATATGGAAAGATCGAAGACAGCTATCGCCACTACTTCAAGATTGTATCAGAAATGATGGTGGCAGATGTGATGCAACTGGTACGAGAGATGCAAGAGAAATACCCTGCACCAGAATACAAGGTCACACTGTATAGAGAAACATCATACTCTGAGCAGGTCAAACTAGCAGAAAAGGAAACAGCATAATGATGTATCGAGTAACAAGAAAAGAAATCTACGTGGCTTGGGTATCTGCCACCAGTGAAGAACGTGCACAGGAACTGGTCAATGAAATGAGCAATGGCGATGGTGCATGGATATCTGAACCAGATGACACAGAAATTGTAATTGAATTGATGAGGGAAGAAGAATGAGAGACCACATGCACATACCTGCAACACTGACAGAACTGGCTGCAGAAATAGCTGATACTGTCCTAGAAAATATGTACTACGCCAATGTGACAGCACCACAGACGCTGTACACACACGACAAAGAAACAGACTGCAGCATGTACACTGACGAAGCACAGGACAGGTTCAACACGCTGCACGACATGATCGAACAGACCATTGGCAGCTACCTACTGAATGAGGAACAGAAATGACCAAAGAATATGAGAAACTATTTGCTGCAATCTCAGGGCATTTTCTGACACAGCAACTGCCTGATAACTGGGGCGACTTCGATGACGAATATCTAGAGGAATGGTTTGTTGAATGTGCTGTGCACACCTACGAATATTGGGACTGGGCACAGGTCTATGCCAAGATCGCAGCAATAACTGAGACAGTAATGGAGACACAGAAATGAAGAACGTATGGACACTAAAAGTTTTAGACTGGAACCCTGACAACAAAAAGTATGAGGAACGTTGGACTTCATTACATGGTGGCAGTCTTAAGGCCAGACGTGCTGCAGTCGAGCACATCACCATCTCGA